GCACCAAAGCATCGACACAACTGTTGGAGCCGCCCGGAGGATTGCTCAAATCTACGCCAATATGGCTGGTGGAGTATCCTTCGTACCAAACCTAACTCCACATCACGATGTCCCCCAAGCCTATCTCGACCTCACAACACATTTTATCAAACCAGCAGATGAATCCTATAAGTCAGTAGATACTCCCATAGAACGCCCATTCTTCGCCGAATCTATAGGACTACGACCGTACGATGGCTTCAGACTAGCTGAAGATATCATTTCCGTTCACAGCAATTTAGTGGCAACCGGCGAAGAATTCGGTTCTCTAGCCCCACAGAACATTCTTCAATTGAAACCACAAATGCTGCATAGTAGAGCAAAAATTAATGTACCAAACCTGATACAACCGCTCAACAAGAATAGAAGACCAACCGACGATGCTATACAACGCCACCGATACATGCATTCCCAAGGGATAGATTTTCTAGCTAGTTGCCCAGCACAAGAATTACGTACAGCTCACTCTAGGTACATAACCTCGAAAGGTATTAAGTTAAACGCACAATCCCGTCAATTGGCCAGTAAAATAGCAAAGAATTTCATAATGAAATACATGAACGTACTCCACGACGACCCCCATGAAGAATCCGAGACCCTCAATGAAGCACTCTCAGATGCATTACGCAAGCACTACCCGGATAGAGTTAGAGATTTTTCAACATTTGACCCCCATAGGATAAATTTCTTCATGAAGGAGATCTTTAAAGTTTCACGCTCCCACAACACCGACGAAACCAAAGCTGGTCAAGGAATATCAGCTTGGGATCCAACTGTCGTATCCCTGTTTCACACCCTCATGCGCATAATGAGCCGTAGATTCGCACGCTCCTTGAAACCCAACGCTGTGTTTAATAACCGACTGACCCAAGTAGAGTTAATCTCCAAAGTCCAAACCGCAATGTCCTCTGTGCACCAATCTGCAGTTGGAGGATATATGGACGGTACTCAATTCGATTCCTGTCAAAATGCATTCACCCAAGAAATAGAACGTAATATAATGTCCTTTTTAGGCATGCCAAAGGAAGCATTAGAGTCTTACTATTCAATTCGCAACAACTATTTACTATCCTCCGCCACCTTCACCGCAATCATAGATGCCGCAAAAACATCTGGAGAACCCGGCACTTTACTATTAAATACAATACTCATGATGTGTCTCACTGCATGGTTACTCACCACTAGGACTATCCACTCCGTCATCATAGGACAAGGAGATGACTGCTTCATTTATGGAATAGGACTTGCCCTAGATAGTGAAAGGCTCTCAGAAGTAGGTAATTATACTAAAATGAAACTTAAATGTCAAGTAGGTGGTAGAATTTCCTTCTGCGGCATGAGCTACAACAACGGCCGCTTCTACCTCGATTTAGAGCGCAGATATAAGAAAGTCGTAGGTACAACTTATAGAGATTACCCCCACTTCGCGGAAGTACAAAACTCCGTCC